GTAATTCTACCCTTACCACCAGTTGGGTGAGTCCAACCTGCTTTATTGATCCGTCCAGGAGATGACGGAGATACACCATTTTGCTGATCTGCCTGCACTTCAGGATCATCTGCTGCTGGTGGGGTTGGTGCGGGTGCACGTGTGATTGCTTGGAATGCCGTATGGAAAGAATCCTTAGCAATTTCCAAAATCATATTATGTGCTACTGGAGTCATCTTGTGGTGAATCGCGGTAATCATCCATACACCAGAAAGAAAGGGATCCCAATGGTTTTTTGGATCTGATTTATCTGCACTGTCTCCGACCTTGGGATATTTAAAGTTGATAATCTTACCAACTTCAGCGTCAGTTCTTCCAGGAACTGTAATATGCATACGCAATCCAGAAATATCTTCAAGAACGCTTTGTCTCATACCCAACCATTTATCTGGCGCATAGTCTAGTAATTCATCGTCACTAGTAGTAAGAACTTTTCTATGCACAGGACGGAAGAAACGTTTAGACAATGCTGAACGAGTTACGTTGGCAGGATATGTCATATTATCTTTTGATTTCTCATCAAATGTTGCTTTACCATTTTCAATACGGTAATTTTCCATATGAATAATATCAGGATATGAATATGAATAATCGTGTGGTGCGTTTGTCGCTTCTTTAATCATAATATCGAAAATTGTTGTAGTGCTGGCGAATCTTCCTTGATCCTGCGACTTTAGAATATCTACTTGTTCATTAAAACGAATATCAGATACAGTGTTGAAACCTTTGTCCAATCCTGGTTTGGAAGTATCAAAAGTTATTCCCCCAGTCAAATTTGTTTCAGGGTTGACAGGTTTTTGTAAATATACATACTCAGCAAATACAGAACTATCGTCTAATTGACTCTTAATCAAATTGTCAATAGAAGTAAAATAGAATTGTCTAGTAGTTTCATAGAACAAGAAACTCGGCGATTTTTGTTTAGCACCGATAGATCTTTGCGCTACATAATTGAGGCAACGGAATGGTGACCACATATTTGCAACGAATGCAATTTTACCCTCGTGTGGAGTATCTGCGATGACCATCGGAGTTTCATCTTTATTATCGATTCCACCGAAGCAACGTTTTTGCTTTAGATAATCAGTATAAAGTTTATCTGCGATTTCATCGGTAGTACCCTCGTACTTTTTACTTACTTGAGTAATATTATCACTGACTGCTTCCATGGAACAGAAGTATAATGCATACATTTGTTCACGGTCAGCATTCAACATTCTATTCTTAATCGAATAAATTGAAAATGTCTTTTTGATACTTTCACCATATTCATCACCAAAAGATGGAGTTTGGACCCAAAGATTTAAAAGTTCGTCTCCAACGAGAGGTAATCCAGAAAGAAGTTCTTTCGAGTCTACAACAATCAGAACACCCTGTAGTGCATTGGAAAATATATCCTCATAGATGTTAAGTTCGACAATAAAATTTTTGATGTCAAGAACCTCGCCGTTGACACTTTGAATCTCAACAGTCTTAAAAGAAACGTCACCTGGATTTGATAACTGTTTTGATTTTGGATCCGACATATTATACTCTAATTAATCTTTGGAATTCCGAAACAAACTTACCAATTAAATTCTTTGGAATATACTTTATTTGTCGCTTCTGCTCATTTAACTCGACTTCATAGTCCCAGTTCGAAACTGGTTCATGTTCACCCGATAGAACTTTTGCCGAATTATAATCAACAATAATTCCTTGTGGGACACCTTGTGATGCAAGCATATCTGTAGTCCTGTAATGATGCACTGCTTGGTATATATTATTCTCACCGTATTTTTCTACGCAATACGAATAAAGATCTTTATCTTTTCTTGGCCATTCTTCGCGAACATCAACGATATTGTTTGTCAGTAGTAGAACCCAATGATAATCTTCTCTTCCATACATTTTATATGCGAGCAATTCTGGAGTTTCTCCATTTTCAATGTAAGTTGTTTCTAAAAAGTCCACATTTTTAATAGGAGTTTTTGGTGCTACACGAAGAAAAATATCTGTGATGCCCTTATAGGTGCCATCGAACTTTCCTCTTAATACTGGAAATTGTCTAAAATACATCTTAATATCCTTGATTGACTCTTTGTGCAGTCATTAGTTCTAGTTCTAAGAATTCTAGACGCATAGTCGCATGGGTTGGCATACCATTATCGAATGTAGTAAATCCAGTATCACTTCCATAATCTATTGTCATATTAGTAAGAACGCAAGTGGAAATTTTGCGAACAAATTGGTTTTCTTTTCCTGCATGATAATATACAATGGTAAATTCTGAAGGATAGTTGAAGAAGTATCCAGAGTCTTTGAGTTCTGGATGCATATGATATGCAAACTTTTGAATGATTCCCATACTATCCCCCTTTCCGCCAGTTGTGCGATTAAAAATCGCCTTTGCTTCTGCTTCACTTCTTGGGGCAAAATTATATTCGAATATAAAAGATCTATTACTCATCGATTTGAAGAATTGTTCTTTGTATGGGTTGGTCACAGTTTTAGTTGTGGATTCTAGCACTTTATTAACATCAAGCGCATTGTCGCTTAAAACTTTAGAAATTTTACCGCCTGAACGTAATGCCAGTTTCATGTTATCTGTACTTAGTGGATTCATTGCACCCAAGAGAGACTGGTTACCAGCACCGATCGCACCGAGCAATGTGCCCATTTCACCTTCTTTCCAAGTTGCTCGATATCCTGCAGACATTTTATTTTCAGGCATCTGTAGAGCAATGGCACCAGCACCTGTATATAGTTCCTGATTACCTGACAATGCTCCGATGGCACCACCAACAAGTCCACCACCTAAAGTTTTTGCTGCAACGCTACCAAGGCGACCCAAAAGACTAACGCCACCAGCATTTTTACCGCCACCATTAGTCAACTGTTCTGCGATGCCAAGACCAGCACCAATACCTGCACCTAGAGCAGCAGTTTGAGCAGTGGCATTTTTTGGTTGTTGTGTATTTTGCTGACTTTTATCAAAGACCTGTCCACCATTGTTCTTGAACGATTCACCAAGACGAGAACCTTCTCTTACCAATGGATAAAAGACAACATAATGCGGGGATTGCGTTTCTACATCAAGTGGATACCGAAGCGCACTGCCACTATCGATTCCATATTTTTGAATGTGCGCTTCTCTCGCATCATCTTTTGGCGTAAATTTGATTTGCGACACGAATAAATATCCCTTAGATTGGTATTTTCTTATATTTATATGGTTTATTCAAAAGATTCACTCAAAGGCAGATATAATATACAGAAACCCAATAAGTATATCGGGGATCCGAGCAACATCATCTTCCGTTCTAGTTACGAACTAAAGTTTATGAAATGGTGTGATGCGAATGATAATGTTTCGGAGTGGGGTTCAGAAGAACTTGCAATACCATATAGATCTCCTGTTGATGGAAGAGTCCATAGATACTTCGTCGACTTCTATATTAAAGTCAATGATCAACGTTACTTGATAGAAATTAAACCTGCTAAGTTTACGCAGGAACCCAAAATCCCAAAACGAAGAACAAAACAGTTTCTCCAAGAAGTAATGAATTGGGGTGTGAATCAAGCAAAGTGGAAAGCAGCAACTGAATTCTGTTTAGATAGAAAATGGAAATTCCTGATATTAACTGAAAAAGAATTGGGAATAACGAATAAATAGTTATTATGGCAAATCCTTTCGAAAACCTTCGTGCTAAAGCTGGGGATGGACAAAAGTCTATCTGGTGGTATATGCGCAATGCTCAAAAATTAGTCGGCGCGAGTTTATCGCCGAATACAGCAATGCAATCTGATATTGGAGAACTAAAGTCAAACATCGAAATCGGTTCGATGTATATGTACTATTACGATCCAAAATGGAAAAACGAATTACCATTCTATGATGCCTTCCCGTTAGTGCTGCCATTCGGTCCAGCACCTGGAGGGTTTTATGGTATCAATCTGCACTACGCACCATATCTGGTAAGAGGAAAGATTCTAGGCGAGTTGCTTGATTACACAAATTCAAAAACATTTAGTCCCACTACCAAAATTCAAATGTCGTATCAAATGTTACAGAGCATTAGCACTGCAAATGAGGTTAAACCTTGCATCAAGCATTATTTGACAACTCATGTGCAATCAAGATTTATGAAGATAAATCCCATCGACTGGAAAAGTGCCATATTTTTACCCCTTGAAGCATTCCAGAAAAAAACAAAAGAAGAAGTATTCAGAGACTCGAGGAGTAAATACTAATGGCAGCGGCAGGCAACGGGATAAAAGAATTTCTCGCAGAAGTGGGTGCAAAGGACTTAGCACGTTCACACAGATTCGAAGTAATTCTCGGCACACCGAAATGTATGAATGGTTTGGAAAATAGCATTACCAATGCACTTCTAAATATTCCTGGAGTTCCAGAAGCATCAGAATTTCTTCTGGGACAGAAAAACACTCCCGAAAATAATAACACTGCTTATACATCACTAATGTGCGAAGAAGCAATCTTTCCTGGATTAGTGATGGGTTCAAAACCATTCAAGTATAATAACCGTGTCGAGAATCGAGCAACTTTTCTAGACTATACTGGCGAATCTGCAACATTTACTTTCCTTTGTGATAAAGACTGGAAAGTAAAGAAATACTTCGACACATGGATGCGCAAGATCGTAAATCCTGAGAAACGATATGTTGGATATTATGAGGATTATACGTGTCAAATCGTTTTAAATTCACTGGATCAAAACGACCAAGTAACACAAACATGGATCATGGAAGAAGCATGGCCTAGAGCAATGGCACCTGTTTCATTAGCATGGTCCAATACACAATTCGTTAGACTGCCAATAACCTTTACATTTAGAAATTGGAGACTGCAGCAAAATGTCGGATCAAGAATGGAAAATGTGCTTGGTGGACTGGCTGGCGATACATATGCGGACAGAGGGCAACCCCTCGGATAAATTATTAGGAGAATATTATGTTACCTGTTATGGAAACACCAACGTTTTACGTTGAAATGATTGGAAGTAAAGAGCGAGTTAAATTCAGACCATTCTTAGTTAGAGAAGAAAAGTTGCTGATCATGGCATCAGAATCTGAAGATCAATCTGAAATGTTAAACGTGATGCAAGAAATTGTCGACGTTTGTAGTTTCGGTAAATTGGTAGGCAAAGATCTCCCGTTCTTTGAACTCCAAAATATCTTCATTAAACTTCGCTCTGAATCTATTGGTCAGATTACCGAGTTTAATTTGGTATGTGGTGAGTGCGGTCATAAGACTGCAGCGGAACTTGACTTGACAACAATTAAACCCACCATTACCGAGGGTCATACAAATAAAATCGATTTCGGAAACGGTCTTGGGGTTATTATGCGGTATCCAACTTCGATCGATATGGGAGGCGATTCCGTAACATATGATTTAGTAGTTTCTTGCATCGATAGTGTCTACACTACAGATGAAGTCTTCACAACTAAAGATATTCAACGAAAAGACGTAGAGCAATTTGTTGACAATCTAACCTCTTCACAGTTTAAGAAGATTACAGAATTCTTTCTTTCTATGCCCAGAGTCGAACATAAGATTGAGTACGATTGCTCGAACTGTTCAACAAATAATGTAATTTTCCTCGACGGTGTAGAAAGTTTTTTCGAATAACCCTTTCTCATGACAACATGAGGAATCATTATAAGACCAACTTTATTTTAATGCACGAACATAAATATTCGTTAAGTGAACTTGAAAATATGATTCCTTGGGAAAGGGAAGTTTATGTTGGTTTATTGGCAATGCACTTAAAAGAAAAAGCAGATAAGCAAAGGCAGCAACAATAATGGAAACCAAGTCCGCATCAGAAAGATTTGCGAGGGTAATAGAAACCGCCAAGAACACTTCGAGTTCTGGTGAAAAACCAATGCAATCTGAAGAAAAGGACAAATTGTTCTCTGAAGTTCGCAAGGTTCTAGATCTTAATAAGAATAGACCTGCTGATAAGGAAGCATCTGCAAGATTGGTAAATAGTTTTATTCAATCTATCGAAAGGAATACATCTGATGTAATCCGCACAATGGAATCCCAAGACAAGAAACTCATGGAGGATACGTTGGATGCAATTACAAAATTGCAATTCAAGACGGTCGACGAGTTTAAGAAATCACTCAAAGACATCAATGACCTTGCATCAAAAATGATTGCTAGAAGCGAAAGTGGTGGTCCAGGACAACTTGGTGAAATTGGTAAAGAGTTACAACAGCAAGCTCTAGGCGAACGCTTCAAGGCAGAAGGATTAACACTAGAAGGTAAAGACGACACATTCGTCAATCGTCTGAAACAAGAATTGTTTGGAAACTCAAAAGAACCTGGAAGAGAAGGCACGCCAACTAAAGGATTCAGAGAAGGTTTCAAAAACGCTGGCAGCGAATTCATGGGCGGATTCAAGAAAGGATTGACGCCGCAGAGCGGAGTTCTTGGGAGCATATTCAAATCTCAAGAATCCCGTCGCGAAGAAATTCGTAATGAAACCAATCAATCGAATGAAAGACTTTCAGAAGTAGAACGTTTAAAGAAAATGTTTTCTGAGGCAATCGGTAGCAAAACAGAAACCAATAAGTCTACCAATAATAATTCAACGACGACCAGTCAGTCAACCAATGACGTTAATAAGTCAACGACGACCAATCAGTCTGCCAATGACGTTAATAAGTCAACGACGACCAGTCAGTCTTCGTCAAATGACACCGCAACAGAAACGAATCAGTCTGCAAGTCAATCTGTTGCAGAATTTACATCTGTAGATAAAATGGTAAATCTTACTGAAGAACAAAAGAAGATTTTAGAGCAGCAAGGCATCAAACCATCTTCCGAGAAAGATTTCTCGTATAGAAAAGATGGTAAACCTGTTTCAATGGAAGAGATTAATAAAACTCTGGAAGCAAAACACAAAGAATCTATACAACCAAAGGTAAAGATTCAATCTGCAAAAGGTGGAGTTGTAGTAGGAGATAAGAATGATGTTGCATCTATCTTAACTGAAATCAAACAACTCATCACAGAGATTAAAGATAAGTTATTCAAACGTGCTGGTGTTGCACCTTCTGGCAAAAAACAGTTAGACCCAAGTTCCAGCGTAAAAGATGTAATGACTCGCAACAAAATAGCACAGGCAGAAGCAGAACAAGCATCTGCAGACGCCCAAAAACGTGCTGAAAATATTGATAAACAAAACGCCGAAAAGGCATCTGCAACAGTAGACGCGAAAGAACAATCTACCCCGAAAGTAGTTATCGGCGGAAC